GGTGATATAAAAGTATAATGCCGGGTCGTTCAGATTAACATCATCTGAAAAAACACCAATATTACTAGCTAATATTTTAGAAATATTTACCTCCAATAGATCATCACCATATCTTGGTTTAATCTTTAATGTTGCTAGTGTGACGAAATCTGAAAAGTTTATCACTTCAACCAAATATCTAAACCCTGGATTAGTAACATTTGTAGATGATGCGTAAATGTATACTGGATTATATACCGGTGTTAATCTTTGAGGCGACCCTGTTAGTGTTATAGCCATTATTATTTAAATATTTTTTCTAATTCTTTTTTTAAAGCCTCATCTAATAATTTATCAAGATTATCATTAATAGAATCATTTATAATTTTATCAAAAAAGTGTCTTGGTGTAATATATCTGGTTCCTTCGTCAGGGTATTTTCCATAATCTATCATTGAAAACTCGATAGAGTGTGAGTTGCCTGATTCCTTTACGTCATAATTAATAGAGTCGTATAGATTACCAGTCTTGATAACATTCTCCTTTACTATCTTATCAATAATCTTTTTCTTAGTACTCTCACCAAATTCATTTAAGAACTCCTCTAAATTAAACTTCTTCATATAATTGGTTATATAAGTTTATTGTATGTTTTTAAATAACACAGTACCAACCAATTTCATCTTCCTCAATCTCATACCAAAAAACGGTTGATACCATATTACAGCCTCAGTCAAAATATAATTTAGTAGTATCCATAAAAATCACAGTAGTTTTAAATTACCCCTAGACTACCAACTATGCTAACATACGATTTAGAGGCTTAGTAGTTGATAGTTATTACTCATAACCTTAATCAAACTTACCTGTCTTCGATCCCTTACGCTTCAGGCTACTATGATTATGTTTTTAAATAACACAGTACCAACCAATTTCATCTTCTTCAATCACATACCAAAAAATGGTTGATTCCATATTACAGCCTCGGTACTCAGCTTCTGCTGCGGAATACGCCTCAGCCAATTCTTTAGAGTCGAAATATAATTTAGTAGTATCCATAAAAGTTTCTTTGATTTGTTTCTATTATTGTTCTTTCAGCTTGTAAAAAGTCGTTGAAATATATTTGTTCCATTCGTCTTGTAGTAAGACCACTACCATCGTATGAATTGGGCCATATCTCAACCCTTTGGTTAGTAGATTGGTTAGTCCATACTGAAGAAGTAGTGAGGTCAACGCCAGTCATATTACTAATGGTTTCAACCCCATTATACACAAGCATATCGTTACTACCGCCTGAAATATCATTACCATTAGCAAAAGCACTCGTAAATGGGATTGTCGACAAAACTTGTCTGATTTTATATCCAAGACCTAATATAAAATAAGTAGGACTACTTGTGGCATATGCACTCCACCTACCAATAGCTCCAGTTTTCCTTGTTTGACCAATAGTGTCATCTGGAAGGTCACGACCGCTCATTTTACTAACATCAAAAGCAGCACAGTTACTACCAGTATAAGGTAGTGGAGACATAACGTATCTACCAAAAGTACTAAGTTTACCAGGCATTGCAGGCTTACCAAAACTATCGGTCTGCATAACACCTCCTACAATCATAGAGTGTTGCCTATTTCCCATTACGTCAAAGAAAAATGTTCCATTTATATGACTGTAAATTCTGGTTATAACTCCATTTCCACCATTAGATAGTCCAGTTGCAGTGCCATCAGTTAGTTGGGTAGGTGTGAAATCAAATTCCTGATTACCATTGCTCGGCATTCTTAATCTAACTACTGGACTACCTACATAAGAAGCCTTTAAGTATCTGGAAAATGATACAGCGTATGATGCTGATGATGTTATCTCATCTAAGATATAACTGGACGATGGTGCAGAGGCGAAGCTATTCCAATATGTAAATCTCTTAGACATAAGTTCCTTTTATTTTAGAGAATCCCAAATCAGTTGTTATCGTTCTATTTGATGATATTGTGTCACCGACATCTAATACGGTGGGATCAACGAATGTCACAAATGCACCACTGTTAATGCTGAATGTTATATCACCACTACTTCCATCATCTGTGGCACTAGTAAAAGTTCCTGCATTGTCCCAATCAATTATCAAGTCTCCCGTCTGGTCATCACCAATTAGAAAACCGAACTGGATGAACAACTCTTGTACTTGGGGAATACAGAACACATCGGTTACACTTGGTTGAAAATAAGTAGAACCATCTGAATCAGTTACTTCGATATCAGGTAAAATTAATAAACCACCTGCAGCGATAACATCCAGATATGTTGCATCTGTATTCTGTACTGTTGCATCTCCACAAGGTGTTATATCACAAATTATCGAGTCACCATATGGAGTCGCCTGTGATGAACCGTCTGTTTGAGTCCACTCTACATCTCCTATAAGAACCGATCCAAGGTTGTCATTAATCGCGGTCAAAACCCCATAATCAACACCGTAACTATTCTCTATATTTAAAGTGTATATCGTTCCCGATGCAGGACTTCCCATAAACGATCCATTGATATTAACTATCACTGGATCACAAGTAACTGGTACCGAACTCGTTAAACCAAATGGTATACTACAATCAGACCCCTCGGTTCCTACCTCTATATTCATATCACAATACCAACCGGCTGTGTAATCCATTATAACTGATTTAATTGCAACCAATCGTGGCTCATCTAATAGGGAAAAACTATTATTCTGATTAAGTCTCAACCAATTTGTAAAATCTCTTGCAATGGATAATTGGTCTGATAGAACATCTCTCTCGTTGGAATCATCCTTCTCCAATAGGTCAAGGAAATATACTCGTATAGAATATGAACTGACTGAGTTCTCTAAAAATGTAACATCCTCAGGTACAACCCACATAATGGGCCATAGTACATTACTAGTTGCAAAAGGTCCAAGGTCGTCATAAAATCCTGATTCGAACCTTTTTATCTGAAGGTGTAGAGAAGCGAACTCATCATCTATTCTATCAATAAAAGAGTTATAAGTGTCCATAATTTTTAATATTTGTTGTTTATATAATTGGTTATATGAATATATCTATTGTTTTTAACCCATCTTTAAATTCTTCATCATACCAAGTACATTAAAAGCCTGATAAACTTTCATTGACGTTGCCTCCAACATTTTAGTTGGATCATTGTTAGCTAATCTTAACAACATTATTTCCCAACCATATCCTGTAACGTTCTTATGTCCATAATATTCTTCTCTTTCCTTACCGGTCATATCCTTTAATATTTCCTTTTCCTCCGATTCGTTTAATTCCTTATACTTTTCCTCGAATAATCCTTCATAAGTCGTGTAAATACTGGTCTTAAACTTTAGATAATCTATTATAACACCATAAACATCTTCTATTATTGACATTTCAAAGACAGAATTTCTTATGTCTAACCAGTCACCATACTTTTCATAGATATCTTTATTCAAATAATCACCCTTCTTCTCTATTTTTCTGTATAATATAGAGAATATCTTCGGTAGGTTATAGATATATTCGTCCGAGAATAGGTGTTCAAGGTCAATAAACGCTCCGAACTCAAGTTCTTTAAACGGTACTAGATAAAAATCATCACCATTAATATTAATATGTGTCTTATATTCCTTGGCTATAGGTTGGAATATAAATCCAATCTCTTTTTTCATCTCCAATATTACATCATAATCCAATGATTCTATCTCATCCAGTGGTCTGTCAAAAACAATAGATAGTATTTCGAATACATCATCTACGTTCTCAACATTGTCTATAATTTCAATATAAGATGATAACGTTATGACATCCCATCCTTTAAGCATATTTATCAATAAGTATTTTTAGAAAAGGTAATACATAATCAGCCGTCATATACTCGTTAAATATAATCTCTCTTTTGTTCTCACTCGTATTGCCGTCTGAATAAAGGGTTGCAGCCATTTTAGAAATATAGAAAATATTATCTTGTTTCATAGCCTGTGATATACTCTTAATCTGTCTAGCTTTAAATATAAACCTATCAGTATTGCCAACCAGTTTATAAACAACTCCATCGTGTGTAAATGATTCCTTGGGTACCTCCGTCTCTATATCTGCTTTAACCGCCGATAAGATATCATCAATCACCTCAATATCAATATCCTCCAATTGGTCTTTACTTATCTCTCCGTCTATTAAACACTCTATCATAGATAATGATTTATCAATAGGATCCATTTCTTTTTGTGCAACCGATGATAGTTGTTGAAATCTATCTAAGTTTAACTCCGACAATTCATTATAAACGTTAAAATCCTTTTCATTAATTCTGATTACTCTCATATAATTTATTTTATTTTAATATATATATTGAGTATAAAATACGTCTTTTAGATAAAAATAATTGGTGAGTTATAAGGTGATGAACTATTTGGTGGCATATCATCATTGTTATCGTTCTCATATTCTGTAAACAATGAACCGTTAGCACATAGGTATTTAATAAGTCGTTGCTCATAAAACTCTGCTCTATCCATAATCAGGCTTCTTAGATAACGGAGGATCTCCAGGTCTGTCGATGCCGAATAATCCCCGTTCTGTGTCATAACACCTTTGTTTTTTATTTGAAAATTTATAAAAGGTAGACACATCTCAGCAGTTCTATTAGCCAAAGCCGGCTTAATATAACTAAGTAATATTGATTCATCAGCCGTTAATGTATTTGCGATAAACTTATTCTGTAGATAAACATAAAAGTTGGTACCCAATATATCCTGTATATTTGAGTCCTGTGATATTTCAGCAGTTGGTTTAATCTCAATCCACTCAACCATTGGTCCGATAGGTGTAAAGGCTTTTATATATTGTTCTGTTATAAATAGTGTTAGTGCCATATTATTTCATTTCTTCTTTTTTTGTGTATAATTCTACCTCGTTTAAAACGAAGGTAGATCCAATCCCACTCATTGAATGAATCCTAGTACTTTTTCAATGACTTCTTCTTTTTTTGTGTATAATTCTACCTCGTTTAAAACGAAGGTAGATCCAATCCCACTCATTGATAATAGTCCATTAATGATAGCCTCAATCTGTCTTTGTTCTGGTTGTATGGACTGCTTGTTAAAAATCTCAAAAGATATGTCTATATCACCATCTCCAAATCCTTTAGGAACTGGGAGCCCCATAACACTAGGACTTATTTTATGTGAGTAACAAATATTCAATGATGCTTGCTCACCCGTAACAATAAATTGTTTATCTAAATTGGACGTTGCAACCGGTGTTATAGTCGGTGCATTTTCAGGCCCATTGGCCCAAAGTATAGTTGGCTTACCTGTTCTCTCAGGCCCAATCGCATCTTGTACCGATTTTATGATGGATCTTTGGTCCTCACGTGTGTCCGGTATTTTATGGAACTGGAATATCATACCAGGATTAACACTATTCTTTAGATTAGAGTTATGAAAATTACCTATATTACCATCCAATTGGATCCACTCCTTACCTGGTATATAATCCGGTAGAGTGTAGAACTTAGTCTCTGGGTTTTTCTTAACATATCTTATCACCTCAACCTTTTGCTCCTTATCAGACCGGTTAAAGTTGGGGTATTCCTTTACCTGGTATCTTCCATATTCTCTCCAATCAAATGAATAAGAATACTTCAATATTTTACTAGGGTTAGTAGGGTCTGGGTTTAGTCTGACCGATGATGGTTGTAATCTTTCAACCTTTATCAGTTTAGATTTTGTCGAGTTCCAATATAATTTTAAATAAACAGTGTTATGTAACAACCAGTCCAATGTAATCTCTAACAATAAATTATTAAGATCACCATCACCTGATATAAAATTAATAAATTGTGACAACTCTACTTTTTTCATAGGGTCTAATAACTCAGATCCTTTCAACTCAAAGCCATTGCCACATATTAAATTCTTCTTAAAATCTATAATAGCCGAGTGTAACCCAGAGGTGTTATAAAGGCTATCAATTTCCTGTGGGAACAAGTTACCCGGTCCGAATCTTACATAACCATTTCCACTATAAGTCTCGATCCAAGGTTTAGACAATAGGTCAGATCCTCTACCATTTGTATAATAATCACCATAAGAGTGGAACTCCATTTTAGTTTCAACTATTGGTGTCTTAACATTTCTATTAAATTCAAAACCGAATATATTCATTATTTCTTATTATTTTTATAAATAGATATTATCTATCTCACTACTATAATTAACAGGATATCCGCTGACAAAATATTTACCCTCTTCTAATATTCTACCAGTTGTGCCAGCAATAGATAATGTTGCTGTTATAGCCTCATAGACCTCATACTTACCCCAACCATATTCTAAATTAACCTCACCCAATGATGGGTCATCCCTACCTTCAATAAAGGTTTGTTGATAACCAATTTTACTCATATCAAAGTCTAAAGGTAAATCAGGCCACTGAGTTACATCCAACCCGAACGTCCAACTTAGATCTTCATAAGGATATACACCAATATAAGCATCACCTACTGCTATAGTTGCACCATCACCATCGAACCATCTAGTATCAAGACTTCTTGGAACCGGTGACCCACTGAAGAAATCTATTATCTCTGGTTCGTCAATTAAACCGTCATAGGTAACACAGTCATAAGTAATAAATATATCAGCGAACTGAGGCACTATAAATGATGGTGTTCCTGTTAAATCTAATTCGAATAATATATTAAATGTGTTTATAACACCATCATCAAATTCTAAACTAAATCTTACACTTAGTGTCCAGCTAGTGTTAGCGTCATACAAGAAGCTCTGTGGATCATCAACACCACCAGCTGATGAATCAATATTAATCAGAACCCCGTTCTCGTATTGCTCTATATCTAATCTAGCTACTGTTGGCGTTCCTGTCGAGTATCCAACGAAGAACTTCTCCATACCTATTGTTACACCACTAGCATCAAAATCTAAGTAAAGATCCGGAATAGAAAACGCTCTTTTACACTCTCCATCATCTTCAATTAAATCAAATTGGTTATATCTTCTCGGGTATGATGACGTGTCAGTCATATTAAACAAAGTACTAACACCGCTATTATCATTAGTAAAACTAAATAGATAATTCGGAACCGGTATAACACTCTTCTCAGTCAATGTGAATATCACACTATTAGTAGCATCTTTATTTATTGTTATCATATGGAAAAAGTTCCTTTATAATTGGTTATGTTAAAAATTAAAATGTTTATAAAAAAAACCCACCTGTTCGGATGGGTTTTTTATTTTATAACTAAATTTTATTAGATTGTTATACCAATAGCTCCTAGTATTGACGGGTCAATCTCTGGCATCTGCTCAGCCTCCTCACTTAAAAATGCAAGAGAGTATTTAGAACCATCAGCCTTTGCAGCTCCCGAACCTTCACCCTGAGCCGTTAGATTAGATCCATTTACTAGACCTTGTACCCAATATAGACCGTTAGCGTCCTTCAAGATTATGAATAGGTCAGCCTGTCCAGCTGCTATCAACTGTAGTGAGTTCCTTTTAGATACTTCTCTTCTAGGAATCATCAAGTTAGTTGTAGTAGCGTAGTGTGTCGAACCACTTTCCAATGAAATAACAGCATCTTCAACATAAGACGAAGAGTTTTTATTAAACACAAATTCCACAAAAGGGTCCGTTGCCGTAATAGCTGTTACCAGTCCGGCCGTCAATGTGTAAGCAGTGACATTGTCGTAATTAGATACGTAAAATTTAGTGACCCCTCCGATGTTGTTATCACAACTCTTTGATATCCCTGTTAGTATATTACAAGCCATATTTTTATTTTCTTTTTTATTTGAAATAGAGGGTGAACTTAATCACCCTCTTCTCAATTATTCTTTATGAGTACAATACAACTTCTGATCCATATGCATAAGTTACTCCAAATTTCAATCTACCAACAACTCTGACAGTGTCGTCACCAGTCGTGTTAAGCATTGGGAGTATTCTAATGTCTTGGAAATCTGACAATAGGTCTGATACCAAGAATAGGTTATTCAACTCAGCTGCCACCATTCTGTCAGGTGGAAGACCTTGTGCCAGTACCAACTCAATTCCCAAGAATGTTGGTTGTGCGTCTTTCGTGTAGAAGGCCTCAGCTGAAGCGGCTGCAACAGCTTGTTTGTAAGCTCTAAATACGTTACTTGATACAAATATTCTCAAGCTGGGTGAGAAGCTTACAGTCTCTGGGATAGCGTCAAAAACAAGGTTCATTTCAGCTATTACGTTAGCGCTTGTTATAACTGCTGCCGGAACATCAATTACATCAGCATCAGCTGTAAATTGCTTTATCAATCCGTCACATAGACCCATTGGGTATATAGGGTTTCCTGTATCACCTTGCCATGTGATTACTTCAAAATCAGCTGACATTTTATTTGACAATTCAGATGTTAAATAGTTTCTGAACTCAGAAGGTAGGAAATCACCATTGTTAGAGCCACTAGCAATCTCACTAGATACATAAGATGTCTCTAGAGTTGCCTGACAAATCTCAATGTTCACTTTAATCGCACAAGGTGTGAACAAAGTCTCACTAAGTGTTCCAGCTCCTTGGTCATTAAATGTACAAGAGTCTGTCTGTAGAACGTTACCAAGACCAGCTTTTCTTATTCTAGCACTATCTTTTACGTCAAATATTGGTGTAAATAATTCCTTAGAACCACCTTCAATCAAAGCCGCTCTATAGATCTCTGCCGAGTTAACTGGATTGGTTGTTGAAGTGTTCGTAATATCAAATCTTAATTCGTTATTCTTCATTTTTGTTTTTTATTTTTTCTTTTTCTGTAACCTATAAAATTGGTTATAAAAAATGTATTTTTGTTTAATCGTTAGTAGAGAACTTCTGTCTGTATAATTTAATCTTCTCAGATCTCCTGTCAGTCGAAGCATTAACCTCCACAACATCAACCGGTAGATCCTTGGATTCAACCATTGACTTAATCTCTGCAATCATTGCAACTATATCATCAAGCTTTGGTTGTACCAAAGCCATAATAGCCTCTTCGTCAATTTTAGATTCAGTATCATCAATTTCTTCCACAACAATTTCTTCCTCAGCCTCAACCGGTAGTAATCCTTCTCCCGCAGTTGCACCAATCACTTCTTCGTCAGCCTCGACTACGATCGGGCCTTCTGATGCAGTCGCACCGATCGGGTCTTCTTCAAAGATGCTGCGGTCAAAGTTCCCAAATCTAAATCTCTCAATAAGAGCAATTTCTTTCGGTGTTAATGTTTCGATAATATTCATTTCTTTTATTTTATTTTTATTAAACTCCTGATAACTAAGTCCAAATATTCCTTCAACGGAAAACCCAAACTTACCACCCGACTTTATTTCATTTTCCCAAAAAACAGGGTCATCTACCTTAACCTCAACGAACCAACTACCAACTGGAATATTCTCGAACCCATATAAATTGGACTTATCAAATTTCATATCCTCTTTAATCCAATTGGATTTTATGAAAGCGGACTCAACCACGTCACCATGGTCAACATTAATCTTTTTATTAACAGAATCTTTATTAAACTTTTCAACCAGTTGTTCTATCACTTCTTTACTGAAAACAACATAGAACTTTTCATCACCAATTTCTCTATATAGAGGTAGGCCAGCGATCATAGCCGGGCCGATAACAACCTGTTTATCTTTATCGAACTTAAATGATGCTTGTGTTGTCTTAGAAAACGCTAGTCCCATTTCCATAATGGCCGGGTCAGCAACGAACGACACATAGTTTAAACCATTAGTCTCTTCATCAAAAACAATATTGTATACTGGTAAATTATCTATCATATAATTGGTTATAATTATTAGATAATTGTTTATTGATTTTAACTAAAGTTAAAATCGGATGACTTCATAGTATGTTGCTTTATATGCCATATCATACCGTACGCCAAAGCGTCAGCAATATCAGGTGATCTCGAAAGTAGTCTCTTCATATCAGACTTACTGATAAGTTCTAACTTATTCATACTCTCTCTTGGCTTGTGTTTAATGACTGATAGTTCGTCTTCTATCTCTTTTCTAAAATTGGTGGTTAGTAACTTGATCTTACCCTCTTTTACTAAATCTGATAATTTGAAAAACAGCTCGGCTTTAAGGTTTTTATAACCATCATTCTGCATTGTCTTACCACCGTTATGGATCTCTCTTGCCGATGGTAGGTATTGTTTAATATATTTACCAACTCCATCCGCGTCATAAGATATATCCGATGTCTTTATGTTATTCTCTAAGGATATTTTCTTAATCCTGTCAACCACCGTAACGTCATCCGACTTATCATATTCAATGATCTGTTTAACGTTATAACCCTCCCATACAACGAATATACATTTATCTGACGTAAAGGCGATATCACAACTCATACGCATAGTCTTATCATCAGTTAGAATAATCGAACTATCGTACATTAACTGAACGTCATCCTGTTTAAATAGGTTTGTATCATCATCACTGAAATCCCAATCACCCATTAATAACCTTCTTCTTTCCGGTAATGATAGTGTTCTCTCTAGGTTCTCAATATAACCCTTTGGTAAATATTTATTATCCGATGGTAACACCTGTATAAACTTTTGATAATATTTCAACTTGCCTTCTCTCCACGGTAGATAATATTGTCTATATAAAAAGTTCTTAGAAGGGTTACACGTGATCAACAATAGCGGCTTAATCCCATACTTATCATTTTTCCAACGACCTGCCCTGGATCCAAATATTTCTTTACCTTTCTCATCAACCTCACCACCTTCGTCTATGACCGCGAAGGTCAACAACAATCCACCTAGTCTTGTGTAAAGTGGGTCAGAAGGAAGGTAGTTCAATTCAACAAGCACTATCTCGCTCTTATTGGAAAATTTTATTATACCGGACTGACTATTATAATTATAATCCACATCCAGTCTTAAACCCCAATCACCAAGACACTCCATCACTGACACCAATGTGGTCTTCTTTAAGTTCGTTAAACTATTTCTAGCCAAACCAACTCTTATACCATCATATTCCATACACTTCATAATCAGCAACGCTGCTAGTAGGTATGACTTACCCGATCCAACCGAACCACCATATACTATTTCAGTGGTCGTTGCATCACTAAATAATCTAAATACTATGTCTTGCTTTATAGAGGGCTTAAAATCATTCACCAGCTTCTGGATCATTTTTTGGTGTTATATAATTTACCACAAATTGCTTTGACGTTATCTCTATAGATTCATTATATCCTCTTTTTCTACCTCGGTACTTCATATAGAAAAGTATACTCCTCTCGGATCCCTCTTTTATCTTTTTAAACAATTGGTTCTCAACAAAATCACCCTGTATCTCATTAATCTCATCAACCTGTTTTTTAAAATCAGGGTCCACCTTATACCAATTATAATAGGTCTCACGTGATATATTAGCCTCTTTACAGGCCGGTGTTACTATACCAAGGCTTTTTCCCAATGCTTTTAAAACGGCTGTTTTTTTTTTCTCTGTTTCGAAATTCATATAAATATATATTTTTATTTATCGTCAGAACTGTAACTCTGATCCCAAAGGATCAACATCTTCTTATAGACTCTGGATCTACAAGATGAGCAACTCTTACCGTGCTCTTGCATCCCAGGATAATATTCATTATGTAGCTGGAATAATCTATCTGTCTGATGGGCTAGTATATTAATCTTACCTCTGAGTTCGATTAATAAGTCTCCTAAATCATTTTTAAAATCTGTTCTCATATAATTGGTTATATTTTTTTAGAACTTGTTCTCAAGCATATATGCGAAAAGTGATACAATCACAGCCAATTGTGCATCCAACGTAAATATAAATGTTATATAAACTGACGAGCAGTATAAACAATATATCAGTTTATGTACCCATTTCTTAACAGGTTTAAACGAATCATAATCCTCTTCTTTGAACCCCAATCTTCTTTTTAACTCAATGAGTGGCTCAGCCTTTACGAACAAAACACTCAGTCCCAAATATAACAATATACTAACTATCATAAACCTTTTCTTAATTTTTCTTTCAAATCTTTCATCATCACCCAACAAGCAAGGTGTGGTGTTCCAGTATATCTTGATAACTTACGTGAGCTGTTATAACCTTCCACGAAAACCAAATTATATAATCTAAAATCAATAGGGTCCAAGGTCTCAATGTTCGCCATAACCTGTGATATTATATTTTGGTGTTTATACTCTTTTTCTAAAACTTCTTCTAAAACTTCTTCATCACCAAACACGTCTTCAATATCTGACCAAGAATTCTCATCTAGTGATTCCCTTTCATATATAAAATCATTCTTAAAATCTGTTCCTTTCCAAACAACCTGTTTACTCATCCAGTTTATCACAACGTTTTTAAGTCTATTGTTATAAACCTCTGATATGACTTTACTCTCATATGTTATTAAATATTCATAACAAGATATAATCAACGTGTCAACAAAGGTTCTATTTCTAAATTTATTATTCTGTATCCTTGCCGATATTTCTTGCAACTCTACATAGTTATTTTTAAAATAATCATCTATAACTCTTTTGTAACCCCCAATCGGGGTAAATAAAACAATACCTATTTTAAATCTAAATATTATATTTTCTATTATTTTTTTTGATATTCTCTTTATTATATTCTTCGTCATAATATGTAGTAAAATTTTTTGAACTCCGTAAAATTTTGTAGGGCCTCATAAAATTCTGATTCTAATAATTTCTCTTCTAATGATTCGTTAAAGTTTATTATACATTCAGTCACAAGAATTATTCTATCATCACTATTGTTATCCAGGTAGTCAAATATAAAGGTAGTTGCACTATTACACTCATCAACAATTTTAAATAGTTCTGTCTCGGATAAAACCTTGTCAACTGCCAATAAAAAAACATTTGATAATAATGATTTTATATTAGTGTTTAACCAAATGTCAGACTCATTACTTTCTACGAAAACAGGTATTTTACACTCTTTTTTTATCTCATCTAAACTCATTATCTTATGTTATTTTTTACCCTTGTAATAAAAGATTAACTATTTCCCTTTATTTCTTATTTCTTATTTCTTTTAGAGCTAGATTAATATAATCAGTTCTCATTTCTTTAAGTATCTCTCTCATATAAGGATCTTGGATCATAATCAATGATGATTCCACATCTATTATTTTTTCTTTTAAAATTTCATACTTACTCATATTTTTCTTTTTATTTTTATCTAAAATCCTTAATAGATTCCCACATAAATGTCAACTGGTCAGATGGTGATAAATTTTTCGGTATTCTTCTTCGACCATACATATTATAAAAAGTTATCAGTTCAATGAATACCTCTCTAATATCAGCTCTACCATCACGGGACTCTATTCTTTCAATAAACTCTATAAGGCTATCTAGTTCTGCTTTAGTGTATAATCTTTTAATATCTCTTCTATGTTTCATTTCTTTTCTATAAAATGAATTATAACAATCTATACACCTTTTTATTCGGTTGGTCGTGCCCTTAACTAGTGTAAACTTTCCTATCGGTAGGTCTTTATGACAATAGATACACACCTTTCTTTCTTTATCTATCATCTCTGTAAATTTTTTCATATTACATTATATATTAATGATTAAAAGTGAATTTTTTCTATTTTTAATAAAAGAAATCATCCTCATTTTTAGTAGGTATATCATCAAAGAAATTATCAGGAGCATCAAACTCACACACTATCTTTATAGAATCAATATCTATCTTCTCCTTTGTCCAGTTTCTCTTTATAGTTGCAAGAGATAGTCCTATTTCTAATTTAACATTTTTTTGAGTGGGTGGTATGTTTTTAGAAATACATTTCAACCTACCCTCTCTTATTACGTCGATTGTTCTGTTAGTTCTCAATGCTCCGTTTATCATAGGGCCATATTTCATTTTATCTTTTGGTGTTAAGTTTTTCATTTTATTAAAGTGTATTTTTTTTACTCTTGTCTTTATTCTTATTTCTCCTGTTTTTCTTATATTATGACACAACATAGATATTAATCTAATTAACTCATCATTATTCATTTTGGGTCTGGAGTGTGCATTGACATAGTATAGATATGAATATACTTGGTGATCGGTTATATTCTCATTAATATAGAATAATCCGTTTATAACTCTAGAGTATACACTATGCTTTTGACCATCTCTTATTTCTTTCGGTAAAAGTATTTTATAGTATTCTATTTCTTCTATGTTAAAATCTCCTTTTATTTCTTTATTGTAAGTTGTTTCGTACTTAATATGTTTATTTAATTCATTTAATGTTAACGGATTATCGAAGGTATCATTTACCTTAATAACACTACACTCTTCTTCCCCCCCGTTTCCATCAACCTTTTTAATCTTTTTAAAACCATTAAAATCTTTAAAATCTTTAATCTGGTTATCAAACGATACCTTGTCAAAGGTAAATGATGCCTTTTCATTATAATAAACCTCTTTATCCGATGATATGATCATCTTTCTAACTAAACCTGAGGCATTTTTATCAATATTAAACCCCTCATAAACCAATTTTCTACCAAAAAAAGAATATACATCATTAAAATTATCATTATCTAAACCAATAACCTTCACCAAAAAAGAAATGCCTAGTCCACCAACACTTTTACAAAGAAAAGATATAGGAAAAACATCGATTAATCTTTTAATGGTATCATTTACCATTTCAACGGTATCAAATCCATCTATATCATAATATAGATACCCACTTAATTTTATAAGTCCTTTATTATTTAAGGTGTTAAAGTAACCGTGAGGAGTTATACTCGAGACACTAAGCTTTAAACTATCATATCTCTTTTTATTTACTTTACCAAAAGATCTAATATTATCTATAAGTTCTATTTGTGGGTTTGATTTTACAATATCAACTAATTGTTCTATGTTTATACTTTGTTTAGAATATTTTCTTAAAGTTGGTAGTTTGTTAAACATTTGGTAGCTTTTTTTTTTGTGTTGGTTTTTATATAAGGGTGGTAGTGAGGGTTATAAGTCCTCACCACCATTGCTACCAACAAACCCTTATACTATATATATAAAATAATCACCTGCCCCCTTTAATTAAGGTATCATTTACCTTAATAACACTACTCTCTTCCCCCCCCACTTCCCACAGACCAACCAGACTCTAAGATTCCTGACCAACCTGAATTATTCCAACACACCCCCACAGACCAACCAGACTCTAAGATTCCTGACCAACCTGAATTATTTTAATCTTTCATTTTAGAAAAAAATGACTTTTTTAACTTAATATATACAAAAAAAGAAATAATATTATGGGCAATTATAAAGGTGATGACCGATTAGAAAAACATTACACACCTAAACATTTAATTGATGAACTTTTCTTACTAAAAGATAAATATGTTGATTTTGATATAACTGAATATTTAGAAAATAGTGCAGGCTGTGGTAATATAGTCGATAGATTTGATAAGGATTATATTGCCATTGACATATTCAACGAGAGTAAACGCGAGGATATAAAAGAGTGTGACTATTTAAAAGAAAAGATCGAATATAAAAAAGGTCGTGTGTCAATTATTAACCCACCATTCAATAAAGGATTAAAGTTCGTTTATAAGTCATTAGAAGAAGGTGATATGACTATCGCTATACTTTCAGTTAATAGTTTAATAAACATAGATTATAGTAAGTATTGGTTGTTAGAAGGTCAGGTTTGGAAGAATAAGGACTTCGGTAGTTGTAAATTAAGTATATGTATAGTTGTCTTAAGAAAAAGAAAAGAAGGAGATAAATATGAGTACGAAAACTAATCATATATCAAGTTCTCGTAAAGTTGGTGGTGATTATTTTAGACTTATGTTCGTAAGAGTATATAACACACCTTTAAAATACTATTTAGATAAGTTTAATCATAATGATTACCATATATTAAAATTTACTAATAATCAAAGGTTAATAACATATGATGAATTATTAGAGTTTAAATATTGTGGATATGTATTTTTCAAGAAGAGTTTTAACATTGAAAGTATATTAGAGTGGTGTAAATTTATAAATGATTTTGATAAATGTCACCCGCAATATTTAGTAAAACCAACTCCTCCTTTCTCACCATCAAAAATAATCATTAAAAATGAAAACTAATCATATATCAAACGGTCGTAAAGTTGGTGGTAATTATTTTTATCTTGTATATGACAGAAGAGTATCTAACACACCTTTAAAATACTATTTAGATAAGTTTAATCACGAAGATTATTATATATTAAAATCTACTAAGAATCAAAGGTTAATAACATATGATGAATTATTAGAGTTTAAATATTCTGGATGTATATTTTTTAGAAAGGATTTGTATAATATTGAAAGTATATTAGAATGGTGTGATCTTAAATTATTTATATTTATAAATAAACCAACCCCTCCTTTCTCACCATCAAAAATAATCATTAAACAATGAAAACTGATAATATAGCCAGTGTCCGTAAACTATTTACTAATTACTTTTGTTTATTTCATACTAAACTACGACATAATATGACGTTGGAAGAACATCTTACGAAGTTTAATCATAATGATTACCATATAATTAAAGCGTCCGGAAAACAAAAGGTTGTAACTTATGATGAATTATTAGAATTTAAATATAGTGGATATATATTTTTTAAGAAGAGTTTGTATAATGTTGAAAATATATTAGAATGGTGTAATTTATTCTCGTTTCAATATTTAGTAAAACCGGTTCCTCCATTCTCACCATCTAAAATAATCATTAAAGAATGAAAACTAATCATATATCAAACAATCGTAAAGTTGGTGGTGATTATTTCTATTTAAAATATTTAAGAGAGTCTAATACACCTTTAAAATACTATTTAGATAAGTTTAATCACGAAGATTATTATATATTAAAATCTACTAAGAATCAAAGGTTAATAACATATGATGAATTATTAGAGTTTAAATATTCTGGATGTATATTTTTTAGAAAGGATTTGTATAATATTGAAAGTATATTAGAATGGCGTGATCTTAAATTATTTACATATTTAGTAAAACCAACTCCTCCTTTCTCACCATCAAAAATAATCATTAAAAATGAAAACTAATCATATATCAAGTGCTCGTAAAGTTGGTGGTGATTATTTTAGACTTATATTCGTAAGAGCATCTAACACACCTTTAAAAGACTATTTAGATAAGTTTAATCACGAAGATTATTATATATTAAAATCTACTAATAATCAAAGGTTAATAACATATGATGAATTATTAGAGTTTAAATATTGTGAATATGGGTTCTTCAAAAAAGACTTGTATAATATTGAAAGTATATTAGAATGGTGTGATACTTTTATGATAAAGTTTTTAGTAAAACCAACTGCTCCTTTCTCACCATCAAAAATAATCATTAAAAATGAAAACTAATCATATAATAAAAATTAATAAAATTGGTGGTGACTATTTCTATTTAAAATATTTAAGAGAGTCTAATACACCTTTAAAATACTATTTAGATAAGTTTAATCACGAAGATTATTATATATTAAAATCTACTAGGAATCAAAGGTTAATAACATATGATGAATTATTAGAGTTTAAATATTGTGGATGTATATTTTTTAGAAAGGATTTGTATAATATTGAAAGTATATTAGAATGGTGTGATCTTAAATTATTTATATATTTAGTAAAACCAACTCCTCCTTTCTCACCATCAAAAATAATCATTAAGGAATAATTAAAAAAGTTCTAATAGATCAATAGAACCTTCTATTTGGTAGAATTCGATAAGTCTTCTAGGTGGGACTATGTTTGTAGTTCTCCAAGTAGATACGCTCATTTTACCAATATTGAAATATACTTCAACTTTTTGATCGTATTTCTTTTTTATGTATAGTTCTATGAATAGGAAGTCAATCATTTTGTTGCATTTTCAATTAGTTCTATTTCTTCTTGTGATAATACAAAGTATTTGTACAGTTTTTCATCTGTCCAATATTCAGAAAGGTTTACTTTTGGCAATTGGTTCAGTGTTATTCTTTCGTTATATTGGGTATATTGAAATAATTTATATAAAAACTTATAAACTTTGGTGTTAAATAACAGACAAGCATATTCGCCTATTTCTTCATTTTTTAAAATATAAACTTGACTATAATTAGTGCTAATCATAGCATTTGAATCATCTATCATTTTTAGTGATGATATTCTGTGTGTAAATATTTTTCTGTCCTTTAGATATGGTGAATATTTATCAGAATATAATATCCCCTTACTTGGACCACAATAAACAGGTATGTTATATATATTTGATTTTTTATTTTGTAATGACTTACCATAATGGTCCTTTCTATCCATCCTAAAATCAAACTTATCTATTATAGATATTTTACTTAAAATTGAAAATATAATATTATTTATAGTCTTTGGTAATAAATTAAAATTTGATAGGTCTACATCTGTAATAATATTATTACATTTAATTTTTGTCGCATTTTCGTATGGTTTGTTTTCTATGAGAAAAAATGAAAAATCAACTCCAATCCCATCGAAGAATTTATTCACATCATATGATATAAACAGAGTATTTTTTTTATTGAAAATATCATTAAATAAATTGGTTGAGTTGTGTGGATTTTTTGTGCCTGATGCCCAAGATGATGGGGTAACAAAACTTAAATATCCATTTTTATTAATTTTATTAAGAGACTTCTCAATAAAAATTCTCCATAACTTAACATTAGATGAAGTTTTTGATATAATTGAGTTATTCTCCATTTGATATGGTGGATTACCAACCACAATATCCACTTTATCAAGTTCCCAAACCTCTTTCATATGTTTATCAAATCCTTCTTCTAAAAAGGAACCTGTATAAATATTTAATTTATACTCATCATATGGATCAACTAAACACATATATAAAAACATATTCTTTGGTTGCAACTCACAAACATAAATCATATTTTCAATAATATGTTTATATCTAAGTTCCTCATTTGGTTCCCATTCTTTTAGACCATCCATTAATTTCCAAATAACCATAAGTGGATATGGTCCAGTTCCGTTTGCTGGATCTAACCACTTTAAATTAGGATTTGACCAAACTTCTTCAGGTAGAGTAGATATCATCTCTTTTATAAGTTCGAGTGGGGTCATAACTTCACCGAATTTCTTCTTTTCAACTTCACCGACCTTAACATATTCACTAAGCATTAAAATAACTTCTTTTAGATGATCTATTTTAGTTAGTTTTTCTCTTTGTATAAAAGATCTAATCTTCATAAATAGATTTCTATCCTTATCTAAAAAAGCTAAAATAGCCAATCTCTTCTCATTAAGAGGTAATCCTTTAATCTTTTCAACTAAAATTGGATCAAGTGTATCTAACATCATCTTATCAATGACTTCCTCGAAAATATTCTTATCCCCCTTTTCTGAGTATTCGTTATAATGTGATACTGAGTATGTTCCTATCATAATTTCTTGATGGTGTTTCTTTTTTTGTGACTTATATTCTAAAAAAGAAAAAAGTCTATATTTTTAATTAATATATATTAAAAACAAACAAACAAATATGGACAAATATTATATACAAGGTCTAAGAGAACGGCTCGCACTAAAAGAGATATACTCTCAACTACCAACAAAAAATAGATATGAGTGGTGTCACTCACCCGCTGAAGGTAATGATAAATGGGACTCTATCCTGTTCTGCTTTAACAGTGAAAATAAACTAACACACCGGTTTATAATCGAGTGTAAGGTTCGTAACAATTATTACCCAACACTATTACTAGAAAAGATAAAATATAATGACTTAAAAAAAGAAGCAAAGAAAAGAGATCTAAAAACAAAGAAGGAGTGTTACATCGATATAAAAACAACAATCGTCTACATCAACGTAACACCCAAAGGATCTTACTGGTTCTCACTTAAATCGGACAAGATAAATTGGGTACAAGAACTTCATTGGAAGAAAACAAATGAAAAGTCTCTAGGGAAGATATTAAAGGACGTTGTATACCTGGATACCTCTACCGCGAGATCATTCAGCCTTACTACACAGGACTGTCTTATAAACGAAATGGTAGACGTAAAGGAAGATATGAAAAAGGCTCATAGAGAGTTCTGCTTGTACGAGTATATTATGTCATAATCATCTCAATTGTTAAATAAAAAACCAATACTTAAAGAACTTTTATATATTTTTTTAATATATATAGTATAGATAAAAAAAAACAAACGAGATGAAAAACGAAATAGAAAACGAAATACTTTTATTACAAAGCGATGAAAAATTAAAACTTTTATATGGGCTTAAGATTGAGAAATTGGAAGCTGACATTAGAATGTTAATACAGCTGCTAAAATTTTAAATAAAGGATGTTTGTTTGTTTGTGACTGGCCCAATTACCCAAAGTAGTTGGGTCTTTCATTTTAGAAAAAAATGACTTTTTTAACTTAATATATACTTTATGAAAAACAAAATAGAAGAAATACGATCACACTATAACTTACACGGTAATCAAAGGATATTCAATCTAAACGATGATAGATGTGAGTTTGAAATGTACCTAGGGGATGTCATTATGACGTTGCCATATCCTCTTAGAATGGCCCGTGATACAAAAATAACAAAATTATTAGAACCAGTATGAAAAATATAAATTATAAATTATGTCACGCATAACCAATGACTGTGTAGCCGAAAACACTCTGTCCTTTCAGATAGGTGGAGTATGTACACCGCCACCTTTTTGTGATTCAACCGATAGAACCGATGAGATTTTATTAGCTCTTAAAAAGTGTTGTGACCGAAGAACTATTACTATAACAAAGATAGTAAAACAAACAGAAATAAAGTTTGTTGAAATCCAGACAACTAAGTATATTACTTTAAAGCCCGGTCAACCAACCCCGTCATCACAACCTTTACTTATTATACCAAGAGGATCCATAAAACCCTTACCGGACTGGACTATCTATAATGATGACTGGTATTATAAGTTTAGTAACTATAGATGGTATTTTAAAGGTACAGGTATATATGTTCCAACAAACAAAGAGATTGGTTATAACGAATGGAAATACTTTAATAGTCCAAGTGCCTGGGAATCATTAGATCGTTCATTTGGGATCATTCAAGACACACCAGTTATTAACTCACATATTAATAAGAAGGGGTATAATGATAAAGGGCCCAAGACTATTAAAATAATAGGCAATAAAACCATTATAAACGGGGTTGTTACAAAAGATAGATGGGTTGATATACCTGTTAGAAATAAAAGAGATCCAAATGCTAGGTCAAAAAGAATAAAAAAATTATTAGAATCACTATGAAAATATGTTTAAAATGTCAGTGTGAGTTACAAGATACCGAGTTCAAATTATTGAAAACCGGTAAACTATATTCTTATTGTTACACCTGTTCAAGGATTTATGCAAAATTATACTATATTGAGAACCGTGAGAAGAGACAGGAATCTGATAAAAGGTACCAGTCTAAGAATAGAGAAAAGATAAATCTTTATTACAGAGAATATTATAAAAAGAATACTGATAAGTATAATAAAAAAAAGTAATTGAAAATGTAAAACGAAAAAACGGAACAGAGGTTTAAAACTATAAAAATTATTAAAAGAATAATGGGAGCATCATCAGGTATACGTCAAGAGTTTTTATATGAGAGTTATAGTGCCGTCAACGGACTAAAACTTAAGATTAAGAAATTGGAAGCTGACATTAGAATGTTAATGGAGGTGTTAAAATCCATCAAAAGGGATTAGTTGGTTTATTAGTTTTTTCCCTTTCCTTTACTTCTTTAAACCCGGTAACAGAACCATTATAAAATCTAATATTATATAATATTATCGTATGGAAATCACTCACTGTTTTTTGGTAATCCACACACACCTTATCTAACTCTTCTCTTATATTCATTTCGGTCTAATAGTTGTTTTTATATACTCCCTCATTATTTCAGTGGATGTTATAAGAGCCGGTAGTATTTTATCTCTAATATCTCGTTCTAAACTATCATTGGACACTATCAACCTTGTTATTTCGTTTTTCATATCCAATATTTGTGTGTCCTTGTCTGATATCCTAGCATCATAAGACGTTTTTATAAAAGCATAAAAGGCTATTGTCATAGATGATATAACTCCTGTCATAATCACGACTCCCCAACGCAACCAAGAAAACTCATCTATTGATAAAGGTGGTTCCAATGATTGAGAATAAACAATGGATGGTATACTAATCATCGCCATCATCATTATCAGACCTAGGTGTACCCTGTAACTTATCTCTTTTGCGGTCATACTTCTTTTTATCCTTTTTTATTTGCATCTTCATCCTTATCACAATCTGTTGTTTAAGAGCTCTGTCAATTTCTTTTTTATCCACCTGATAGTAATGAGTTATTTTCATACTCGCTTACCGTATTCTGAGTTCCCGTTATTTCTGTCTCACTTATAGTTACATTAGCATTGATAATGGGCGTCGGCGCTGTGTTACTTCCACCTCCTATATTATTCAAATTGTTACCCGATCCGGTAAAACTAACATTTGGTCCTTGACTAGTTCCACTAGTTGATGGCGGTGATGGAACCTCTGGAGTAGGTGGTGGTGCCGATCCACCAGTTGGGGAATATTTAGCCGAAGCAATTGTTGCAATCTGAACAGCACCAGTTATGGCAGCAAGAGCAGCTCCAGCCCAACCAACAGGCCCAGGTGTGCTTAACTGTCCAACAACAGCAAGTGCTGTAGATATAACAGCATTTACGATCCCGATCGCCTTGTTCGCCTTAAATTGCTTCTTTCTAAGTTTCTCTTGTAATTCATCATTACCTTCAGCATTAGCAATTTGAGTATCGAATATTAAATCCGATAACCCTTGTGCAGCACCAGCAAAGCCTTGCGCAGCCTGAAGTCCTTGGGCAACAGTATCTAATGTTGCCTGCCTCTTTTCTTCTTCTGCCTTTTTATTAATATCAACTAATTCTGCCGTTCTTTGTTCTTCAAGCCCTTTAAGCATTTCACTTTCTTCACCGTACTTTTCAATAAAGGCCTCACGCTTCATATCGAAAGCAAGGTTAAGTGCCTTTATCTCCTTCTCGGTACCTTCTGGCATAAGTGATATCTCATCTTCTCTACGTTGGAATTCAGCGTCTAATTTTGTCTTAGCGTCAGCTCTCTCTTTTGCATCGGAGTCAGCTTTCTCTTTGTCAACAGCAATTTGATATTGTGCGTTGGCCACAAGTTTAGCCTTCAATAAATCCTTATAGCTTTGGCCTTCTATTAGATTAGCAACTTCAGCAGCTTGTAATTTACGATTAATACTATCTATTTCGTTAGCTATTACTTCAGATCCTACATTAGTTTTTAAATTAAGTAGTTCCGTCTCACCATCAATTTGAGCGTTAATCGTATCTAATGCTTCTTTTCTTAGACTTATATTGTTTGTTTTCTGTTCCGAAAGTGCACTAACTATACGCTCATCAACTTCAAGTAATGCGTTTTTAGCATCTAACACAGCAGCTGCAGCTTCAACAGTACTATCACCAGCAGAAACCTCGGCGTTTGCTCTAGCTAAAGCTGTTTGTAGAATGGCCTTCTCTCCATTAGCTTGTTTTATAAGTATTGCCGCTAACTTATCATTAGCATCTAACCTCTCCTCTATTGATTTAGATTCATCATCTCTGATTTGTCTTTGCTCCTCTGCCGCTTTTTGACTAAGTAATCGTAGTTGTTCTATTCTTTGAGCAAGAGAGGCCATTGCATTATCCAGCTGGGTAATTGCCTCTCCTTGTTTAATAACAGACCCTGTGTAAGCTATAGTCTTTGTCGCAAGTCCTTCTACTCCTGTCGTAATCTTTAGTATCGCATTAGTAGCAACCTCACCAGCCTCTCCCCATTTACCCGAAAGTGCTAATGATGCAGCCTTTCCTAATTCTGGTAATAATTCTATTAAACCAACAACACGGTTTATTAAATTCGTTTTAATAGAATTGGCAAGATCTATAACAGCCTGTTTGGGATCTTCGAATGCCGATTTAAGCATTTCTATTAAAGGTTCACCTAAACTTACTATATCATTAAGAACTATATTGAAAGAATTGGTGGCAGTAGATAAGGCATCTGCAAACTTTTTATTTTTCTTTAAAGCATCAGAAAGAATTTCGAATACCTTTAATGCTATACCAATAATACCTAGAGACTTTATTACATTACCTATTCCTTGAGCAATACCCTTTAGTCCTTTTTTAGAAGCCTCATTTGCAGCGCTTGCTTTAGCTGTGGCATCAGCGGCTTTCTTTTGTGAATCCGTAAGCTTGTCTATTGCATTTTCTAATGCGAAAATCTCTTTCTGCGTACCTTTACCAGTAGTGTTTAGATCATTTAAATGATCTTTCAGCCTTTCTATAGACCCTTCTGCATCTTTAGTGTCGACTACTACGCCGACTACAAGTTTCTTCATATCTATATTATTTTGTTTCTATATAATTGGTTATACTCTATTAACAAATGTTTTTACACTCTCTTACAGGTTCAATAAGGCCATCTTATAGTCAACCCCATTAATCCTGACCTGTAAATATGTTGCGATAGATCCGGCCGAGCCAGCAGTTGTCAACGGAAATGGCGATGAACCTATTGCTAATTACACCCTGTATATTAAATTACATATCCAGTTTATATCAGTTGCCGCCTCACCAGTTACCTGTACTAAAACATCTGTTCCCAATATAACGATATCACTGGTCGCGGTTGTAAACTCGGTTTTTTCAACAACGTCTGTCTTGTCCACTAAAGTCAATACACCACGATCGTTTTTAACGCCCGCCGTGACCTCACTAAAATATGCGGTAGACCCATCATTTTCAATTCCCGTTATATAAGCTTTGTACCATCCCACATTATCAACCGGTGTCGAAGCATCTATCGTGATCAGGTCAGTGACTGTGGCGTCGACCGTTGTGATCGATAATGTTTGAAATGACTCTCCGCCTGAACCAAAGTTTATCGTTGATCCTTGCTCACCTATTTGTATATAATCATTTTGTTCTATATCTAAATTATCAGCTCCGATAATAGTAACATTATGACCACTGACTTTATTATTATTACCTTGAATCATATTATTATAACCACCTACATTATTACTCTTACCGAATATGGCGCTATTTCTTGTACCTGGTTGTATAATATTACTAGTACCCCCTATAATAAGTCCGGTTGTTCCCGATCCGATTATATTCCCACCACTACTTAATATAGAACCAATGTTTATAGCAACGGTGACATTTTCAGAAGATGTTCCTTTTGTAAATATCTTATTATTAGGTACAAATTTTTCGACCTGTGTGTCGGCTGTTATAAGCTCAACCTTAGTCAACTTCTTTTTATTCATATCAAAATCTGTTATCTCATTGATATTCCACCAAGAATCGTGTATGTAAATCCTCTCATTCAGGTTTATTGTAATTATGTCGTTATAAGATAGGTCAAAATAGGCCGTTAGAATATGACCGTGTTTAAATATGTTCATCTGTTTTTTGTAAAATCTGTTAAAAAGATTATTATCGGTCAAATTATTATTATTTGGTATATTATAGTAATCACAAAATCCAAAGTTAATATCTTCGACTGGGTTCTGTGGGTTCGGATAAAAGTGGCCAGCATATCGGTAATCATATTTATAGAAAAAGTTACCCGGTATATTACCACGACCATTATAATATACCCAAGAACCCTGTAACTGGTCCCCGATATAAAGTATCCTTATATTATTCTTAGGTGTCCTTGAATCAATATAAGGTACTGTTAAATCGAACCCGTTCTTAGGCCCAGTTGTTATCAATGTTGGTGAGAATATAGTCTCTAATTTATCAGTTCCTTTAATAAACTCATTTTCAAAAGTATATTCTAATTGACCATACATTTCTTTGGTCTCATCCTCATAAACCTTTAAAGGTAAATCAGTTGTGTCTGCTTTATAAGTAAATAATTTCCTCTTAGCTTGTGTGTTGGATAAAATCGTGACGTCAATAGATTTTGTATCAACCTTTTTTGTCCAGTTTAATTCAACACCATCTTCATAGAACTTATCCCTTGTCTTAATAATAAGCTTTGTCGGATCAAATCTATCTTCTTTAATATAAAGGTTGTACATCTTTATAATTGATAGAATAAAATCTGACTGTTTAATTTTCTTAGGTATAAGTTTATTAGCTAGTATAATAGAGTTCTCACCCAATGATCCATTAGATTTATTAGATATTACACCAAAATTGGATGACTGTGGATCCATCTTAATGGTCAGGTTCATAGCATAATATAGACCACTGGTCGGTGAGAAGTATCGTGCCGGTGGGTCCGAAGGTGGTGCTTGTGTGAGTGTGTATAGTTCTAATTCTATTGTCTCAGCTCCCATAAAACTACCTGAGTCATATAAAAAGCTGCAATTAAATTGGTTGTTCATAAGGAAATCGGTACCCATATTATATGGACCTGATACGTCCGATGATGGTATCCAAAAAACATCCTCATTATATGGTATACCAATAATATTACCGCCTATGTCCCTCACCACAGCCCTTTGTTTAACGATTATCTCGAAATTAACTAGGTTTATTAATTGAATATCATTTGGTGGCGTGTGTGGAGCAGGGTTGCTTATAACCACCGATATTTTAGAAAAATATTTAGCATCGAACTCAATAGAACCACTATAACCACTCACATTATAACGTCCAGTGGTGGTGTCATACCTACTATTAGGATCATTCCAATCCTCACTCTGATTATCATCATCGTTCCATACTATTGTTCTTTTTGGATTTGTTGTACCACCCGATATTGGAACATTGAAGATGGACAAGTTTGCAGTAGCCAATCCGAATCCAGCTCTGAACTTAAATATGTCATCATTCTGTGGTTTAAATTTATCACCATTATAAGGTATAATCAATTTATCAAATCTAAGTGTGTATAACTCATCGAACTCATAGGTATAACCGGCATCCAAGAATATCTTATCCCAATATACTTTAGTATAAATAGCTGGTATAAAATCCTGTGGTAAATAATCAGGCTCACCCGTAACACTGACGTTCGGATTAAACCCAAGGAAATATTGATATCCATCAGTACAAATACCCTGTGCCATAGATCTCTCAACCTCGGTAATAGTCCAGGTGTGATTATACTCATTTAAATCAATATCTTCTAAATATTTACCAGAAATAGTTTCGTAAAATGATGACGTGTCAGATTTAATATAACAATCATATATAATCGTAAAGTCCTCAGAGTTTTTATAAGATCTATTTATCTTTCTAACCTGGAAAATACCCTCGAAGCTAGTAAGACCATCTACCATAATTCTACAATTTTCTTTCAAAATTGGATTAAAGGTCAGTGTCTGTAAATTGACATTATACATATTACCAAGTATGTCATTATTCTTTTGTGTTCCAGGTAACTTTACGGTCTTTGACCACACACCTCCTCTGTTGCTAATATCCTTAACATCATTTAAGTTAAAGTTTAAAGCAAGTGGAATATCATCTTCTAGATCTAACTCCCCGTATCCAATAATTTCTAATGTTGTTACCATATTTATTAAATATTAATTGTGTTGTTATTACTCATACCGATATTAACTGTGTATTTTCTTAACTTCGTATTGTTTTTCATTTTTCTTTCATATGTACTATCCATTATGTTAACAGCAACATATTGGTCATCAATTAATATAAAAGCCATAGGAGATGTTATAAGCTCTTCAAAATATATAGACAACTCTTCGGTCATATAATCTGTGTTAATCTCCCAGGTCTCTTCTAATGCAACGTCATACACTCTCTTTGAATGTTCGGACGTGTTGTAAGCATAAGCAGCACCTGATAGTCCACCAATAAAGCTATTATAGCTTTGTCTCTCTATATTAACCCTTTGTTTATTATTCAATGTAAAATTCATAGGTATATATGACCCGAATCTATCCATAAACAGCATTGGGTAATTCGTATATCTTTCATCACATAAACACGCAACCGAAAATGTCAAAGTGTCTGATTGTGTTACGAATCCATTTTCTATCTGTATAGAATATAAGGATACATCACAATCAATAATTGGATATGATCCAAATATAGTTGAGTATACCGCGTTGTTTAATCCTCTTGGGCCGACTGATAAGTTCTGAATCTCTGTTTGGTTCCCTGCTATGTTGGGGTTCAATATACTGAACTCACCATTCAACACTCCACCAGAATCATATGTCTTAACATTATATCTAAACATACCACCGGATAATTTCTTACCCCAAATATTAACAAAAACATCATTCTCTAAACTAACTTCATATTCATTAGCCACTGTCGTTAACCAACTCTGACCTGTACCCGCCGGGTCATAGGGTGAAAAATTCCAATTAATCCATTCGTTGTGTCCCATAACACCGTTGAAAACATAGTTCTTTGTGTTGAATAGCTGCGGGTCTGAAAAACTTCTACCGTCTGCATATGATATAGAACCCGCGTGTGTGGATGAGTTGTCTAAGTACTCTTGGTTCACCTCAACATAGTAATACCCATCATAAGGGCCACCCACGACCGTACCTGTTCCTTCAACAAGGTGTAATCCATCATATTGTTGGTTCAGTGTTAAAACACCAGGATTAACAGGTGATGATCCTTGATATGGGAAATCAACTGTTACCGAGGTTGCATCAACCGCCGTCACCGTAAAATACCCATTATATTGTGAGTATAAAAATCCTGGATCCTGTTCAATGAAAACCGTGTAACCCGGTGATATAAAAGTTGTTAAGTTAGTGGGTGTTAAAAATTTAACTATTCCACCAGACGCAAAGTTATTATCAGTAAATGACCAACTCTGTGCAGCGTCCACAACATCTACCTGATCATTCGATAAAAATAGTGGGGCTATGAGTGATACCAACCAGACAACATCACCAGTTCCGAAGATAACATCTTCAAAATCCCAAATATATTCATACTCCTCACCTATGTTAACCGAGTATCTGAATCCTGATGATACCGTGTTATTGAATCCGTATAATACCGGGTCGTTCAGATTAACATCATCTGAAAAAACACCAATATTACTAGCTAATATTTTAGAAATATTTACCTCCAATAGATCATCACCATATCTTGGTTTAATCTTTAATGTTGCTAGTGTGACGA